TATCTAGACATCACAAAGGAGCTACAGAGATGCACAGCAAGAGCGAATACACAGCGAACCTACAGATGCAAGCCAAGCCGGTGCTAGATAGCTGGGCACAACCGGGGCTGGCACTGGCTCGGAAGCGCAAGCAACAGCGCAAGAGCTGGTGGCAGCTCTGGAAGTAGGCAGCAAAAAAGCAGAGCTGGCAGCAAAAGAGGCAGGCCCAGCACGCACACGCACCACCAAGCCCGCACCCAGCACGCTTGCCACAATGCGCGAGGCACCACGAGGCGCAGCCGACCGAGCGCGACAGCGCGAGGGAGGCTACACAGGGAGGACAGTAGCGGGCACAGGGAGGACAGAACACGCGAGCATCTGGGCAGGGCCGGGCAGGCTGGCCGCAGGGAGGGGCCACGGGGGAAATCGAGGGCGCCTCAGGTCAGAGGAGCCCTCGCATAAGCACAGCAAATTTCGGTGCACATAGAACTCGCAGCCCAGCCCCGGAGAGGAGAGACCAGGCCGCACTGCCCGGTCTCCTCTAGATCAGATGTACACGATGTTCAGACCGACGACATCTGCAGCAGTCAGCGCTGCCGTATCAGAGTCTGCACTACCCGTGGTGAGCGCGTACGCGATGCCGGTGCTGAACGCGTGCCCGAAGTTCTCCAGGTCCCATGAGAACGTATCCGAAGGCTTCAGAGCGAGCGTAAGCACTGGGGTATCCGTACCTACAGTGGGCGCACTCGCCTTGTTATACATCTTCAGGTACCGCACCGAGGTGCTCGCGTTGTACCCAATGAGCCTGGCGATACGCCCAGCGGAAGCCTTTACCGACGTAGCGTTCGTGCTGGCAGCCGCGGAGACCAGGCGATGCACAGTGAACGAGGGCCCGTTCGCTACGGTAGCGGAGAGGTCCTGCCACACCTTGCCGATAGCGCTAGTACCTGCGGGCAGCGCCGGAAGGGTGCCGATTACCAGCGAGGGCAGGCCATTTGGCAGCTCAGTGAACTCATCCCGCGTCATGCGGAGCGCCAGGGTAGTAGTGCCAGCCGTAGTGGCGGTGCTCAGGAGGACCCGGTAGTACCGCCCAGTGAGGTTCAACCAGTACAGCCCCGCAGCGCTCATGGTACTTGCGGGCGCACCGCCCGCGCTAAGTTGGACTAGACTGTCTACCCAGGTGGTGCTATCGTTCGACTGCTGCACCTTGATAACACCAGACGTGCCCATGCTTACGACTTGGAGGCACAGACCGCGGTGCGCATCTGCGTCTACCGGCCCCAGGAGGACCGTATTGATTGCCACGACACCCGTGGCGGTATAACTTGACTCGACAGCCATAATGGCCCCTTAGGTAATGAACGGGATCCCCGTAATAAGCGCCGGGCTCTGCGGCATGACTTCCTCCCACACAACCTGGTACACGCCACGGAGGGCAGTGCCGCCAGTGTTCGTGATCGCGACGTAGTACGTACCGGCCGGGAGGCCCACCTCATCAGCGATGTTCTGCACGGATACCGCCTGGGATGAGCCGGTCTCCAGGAGCACTGCATCCAGATCCGTGCCGCCAGTCAGCGCCGTGCCGCCTATGGTAGCCAGCGTGGTGCTGGTGTACGCAGGAGACGGGCGTGAGGCCATACTGTTCACCGGGAATACCGTCTTGGAAGTGAAGGTGCCAGTAGGCGTGCCGCCGGAGTTCAGGACGTACCGCAGGTTCCCCTGCACGACTGTGATGTGCCGACGGAGGACGACTACATCCTGGGTGGTGATGAACCGGCCGACCAGCGTAGCGCCAGAGGCGATGTTGAATTCGTGGAATACCCGGAACTGCCGGCCTTCCAGGAAAGAGGTCTGCGCCGTGTCCACGCGGAGGCGGGGCCTTGGATCGACCCCGGTACCCGTGACAAGCTGCAGGGGTACATCCGAGTGGTACACTCGACTGCCCTCCCGGAGGATAAGGCTGTCGAGCGGCACGTTACGCGTTCACGGCGGTGATGGCGGCCGACACGGCGCTAACCAGGGTGTCTACCTCGGCCAGGGTGAAGCGACCAGGGGCCACGGTGGGATTGCCCGAGCCATCCGCGATCTGGTTCAGCGCGATGGTGAGCTTCAGGCATGCGTCACGCAGGGTGACAGCTTCGGTACGGGTGGCGGTGCCAGTTGCAAAAGACATGGTGATCCTTTCAAGTTACTTCAGTAGAGCTGCCCGGCATTGCGCGCGGAGCACGGCGGATTCACCGTACAGCAGCATGAGGTCCTGCGTGTACTGCAGGAGGTCCCGGTCAGGTTCCGGGAGGGACTTCGGCGCTTCCAGGCACGCTGCCGGCGGCGGCAATGTCTGCGTTGATAGCCCCGGCGAGCTCGCGCAGGCGAGCAAGCTCAGCGGTATCGACAAGCACAGAACTCGCTTGAGCATTCTCGCGCTCCTTCTTGAGCTTAGTTACGACCTTCGCGGTGCGTTCCCGGAGGACGCTTCGCTGGGTACTCTGAGTGGCATCGGTTACGGCGTGCTCCTGAATCAAACGGGAGTGCTCCTCCGCGGCCCGCAATTGGGCCTCCAGGGCGCTGGAACGGGCGGATTGGACCTTCGCCTCACCGGAGGCGTACAAGCCCCAGGAGAGGCCGGAAAGGGCCAAAGCGAGCAACACGGCACAAACGACCGCTAGGACCTTGGACATCACCATGCTGGGCATCCTAGCTCCCAGAGCTTCCGCTCGCCTTCTCGGCGTACTACGAGGCCGCGGAGACGGGTATTACCGGCGTACACCCACCGGGAGAACTCCCGACCGGCGCCCAGGCAATCCCCGGCATTGATACGCTTCAGTAGCGTACTCTTATAGAACTTGGTCTCACCCACGTTGTACACGAACGAGACCAAGGCGTCGTACTGGCCCTGGGTAATGCGGACCTTCACACCGTGCGCGACACCGCGCCCAGCGTACGTTGCATCCTGCATGAGGCGGATCTCGCACTCACGCAGGGAGGCTTTCTGGCCTATGTACACCGCACGGGTGCTGCCGTAGCAGATCGTGGGTATCTGCACGGCGTCCAGGTACGCCGCAGTGCGGAGGCCCTCGTGCGCCTTGATGGCGTCGAGGGCGAGGGTACTGGGCAGCAGGGTGCTGGCGAGTGCCAGGACGCCGGCTACAGCGATGGCCCCCACCCGCGCCTTAGACATCACGCGCCTTCGCTTCCTTCGACTTGTAGTACCAGTTCAGGGCGAACGTGCCCACGCTGGTCAGGATACCCACCCACAGCGCGAAGTCCGAGAGGGTGATGGCGCCGAATACCGAGGTAGTGGCGGAAGTCGCGTACGCGGCGATGCTGGTCTTGTTATCCAATTCAGGTCCTTTCAGAACCGGCGGCCGTGCCGACGATTCAAGTGCTGCCGCGTACCGCGGGCTTGGTTAGGGGCGGAGTCCGCGTACCCCATGGGGTTCCGCAGGTACTCCTCAGAGGCGGCCTGGAGGCGCTGGGCAGCCGCCTTGTTCTCATCCTGCATCAGGACGTGCTTGAACTGCCGTACGGCGCCTGCTGCGGCTTCCAGGCGGTCATCGTGCGGAAGGGAGTTCCGATCCGTGGTGATGTTCGCGAACTGGTGCCACAGGCTGTATTGCGTACGGTCTGCTTGGGAGTGCTGCTTCCCGTATTTCGTATCAGAATCAAAGACTTGCTGGTGCACTACCAGGCGGTGCCGCTGGTTCGCGGAGACCATGCTGTCGATGATCCGACGTTCCTTCTGGCCGGTACTGTACTCACCGGAGATGCACGAGGAGAGGTGCTGGAGGTCCTGAGTCTTCTGGAGAATGGCTGCGAGGTTGATCTCGAACAGGCCGTGCCCCATGTTTGACTCCACGATGATCCGGGTCACCTTGTTCCGGCGGAGGATAGCGCAGATCTCAGTGGCGTTCGCCTCGGTAAGGCCGCCCTTCAAGCCTGCGACATCCAAGAGGTGGATGTACGGGCCAAGCGCAGTTGCCACCCCAATGCCGAGCTCATCAGTGCCCCCGCCTGCGGGGTCAATGAACGCCACGATGTCCTTTGGCTGCACGAAATGCGCATCCGTAGGCACAGCGTAGTACA